AAGTTAAGAAGTACCTACCTCTCAAAGGCGGTACTATGACGGGTAATATTACCTTTGCTAATAACACCGGTATTCTTATCAACCGTAAAGCCGGTGGTGGTACTCACACTATCACCGATGGTGGTACCAATGCTAGTGGCCAAACCAACCTAGACATTGGTAATAAAAACGTTACACCACAAGCTAATCTGTGCTGTTATAATCGTCCAGGCTGGTATGGTAAAGATAAGGGGAGTGAATTTCATCCATTCGCATTAGCCGACGATATTAGCATTACAACTGGATGGGTCAGAGACGGTCAACCAGTTCCAATTCCTGGGGGCTATAATAGAAACGAGTGTACTATATTGCTATCACTAGCCAGAAGTAATAGTGAAGGTATATATGTAGACATTAGAGAATCCGGTATTGCCAACTCCGTCCAGGTTGAGTGCTGGGTTGAATCTAATGGAACAGCCCATGTAGGTATGTGGTGGAGAAATAATGAAGGTTATTCACATAGTGCATATGGCCAGGGGGAAGGCCGTGGGGATAAGTGGATGCCCGGTGAGGCTACCTATATCTGTATCGCTAGAAGGGTGGTTTAACCATGGACTATATACTACGTATCAACGAGACCATCCACATGGGCTCTGACTGGGGCCGTGTGTATGATGTCAAAGGTGACCTGAATTTTGATAATGCTGTAGGGGTGTGTAAAATACGCACCCTAACAGACAAGCTCTTGCTAGAGGCGGACTGTACAATGGACAAGAACCGTCTTATAGTGTGGGTGCGGGGTACTGAAAGCTTGAAGCTTAGCCGTAAGCTAACCCGATGTAAGTATGATGTCTTCCTTCAAACTGAAGGTCAGACTATAAAATTAGTTATGGGTATGATGACTATTATACCTGATGTTAGTATGCACTAGGAGGAATAACTATGGCACAAGAAAACGAAGTAGTAAATGTGAAGCCGTCCGGCGTGGTCACTATCAATGTGGGTGTACCCGGCATACCTGGCCAGTCTTTCCGCTTTGAAGACCTCACACAAGACCAAATTGAGCAATTACGTGGTCCTAAGGGTGATACCTTCCGCTTTGAAGACTTAACAGAAGACCAGAAGGCTGAACTCCGTGGTCCAAAAGGTGACCCAGGTACACCCGGCACGGCTGATACCACATACCATGCTCTCTTAGAAGGTAATGTGTGGTGTGAATCCGCATCAGTGGACCACGTTCTTATGGCGGTATTAGGCAACTCTGGTAAACCATTCCCACGTACTAGCTTTAAAGAGCTTAAGGTATTGAACACATTCCGGGGACAAAAAGTGATTGGCATTGAAGGTGAACCTCACTACTCTGTCAAAGTAGATAAGACCGAGTTTAAACTAGACCAAGCTGGTATTGGTAATATTACCCTTGAAGGTGGCTTAGGTGATGACGATATTAAACTTACCTACCACAACTACACCGGCGCTAAAGTAGGTGAGTTCACTATCGCTGGCATCCCAGATGCTACTGCCGCACAGCCAGATGATACTTACACAGAAAACGGAGTTAAATACGCTAAGTATGGCCGTAAGCTAGTGATTAATGTAACAAATATTACAAAATACGAAACATTTAAAGCCATGGGTAAGTGGTCAGTACCTGACATTGATAGTATCTTGATTAAAGCGAATAAGGACACTAGTGTTGGTACTAGAACTGAAAGCTTTAAAGACTCTAATTATCGTTCTATAGGCGATATCCCTATCCTAGTTGAAACACCGAAAAAGGTCTCCTTTGCAAACTCAGATAATATTAGCACACCAGTTAAACTGGGTAGTCCAGAATATGGTGCCGTTACTACGTACTTTAACTCTTCTGACATTGTATGGTCTGATACCCACCATAAGTACATCAGTGTAGGTAGTGCAGTAGACCACTTATAATAGCTAGATTTACTAGGGGAGGATGAATGGAAGCAATAACAAATTTCCTAGGGGAAGCATGGCGAATGCTTGCAGAGTCTTTCGCCTTAAAAGCTTTACTCGCAGTTATAGCCGAGGTGGGCATATACATGCTAGGCCTAAAGCATATCCAAGTGCTGGGTATCTTTATTGTGTTGGTGGTACTTGACCTTATCACCCGCTGGGCAGCTATCGGCTATCAAATGCTTATAGACTTAGGTGCTACTCCTGAGAATATAAGCGGCTGGGACAAGTATGTGGCCATACCTGCTGCGTGGGGTAAGGGCTTAATCAACTCCAAACACATGAGAAAGCCCTTTGTAACAAAGGTGCTCACATACTGCCTAGCTACTGCGGCTGCGTGGTGTTTTGACTTCATGGCAGGCAATTATGCCTTTGCCGTGAACTTGGTGTGGCTCTACCTAGCCTCTGTTGAATTCCTCTCTATCATGGAGAACATGAGAGATGGTGGCAATACAGTAGTAGCCGGCTTACTAGAGCTAGTTCAAGCAAAGATTGACAGTATTTTAAAGAAATGAGGGCCCTAGTGCCCTCTTAGGAGGTATTATGAAGATTGGAACATACTTTGATGACTACGAGTTCTCTTGTAGTTGTTATAGACATGCTCAGGACGGCCAAGGCCACAATGTGTTAGACCATATCATTGATAAGCGCTTGGTGGACCTCTTAGACGCTATTAGAGAGCGTATTGGTCAACCAATCACAGTCAATAGTGGCTATCGTTGTGAGCCCCACAATGAAGAAGTGGGTGGGGTGTCTAACTCCCAGCACTGCCTGGGTACAGCTGCGGACATCACATATGATGGTGTGGACGTAGACTACCTAGCCCAAGTGGCCGAGGAGTGTATGAGTGACCTTGGTATTGAAGGTGGTATCGGTACCTATTATCATCAGGACTTTGTCCATGTAGACGTCCGTGGGTATACTGCCCGTTGGGATGACTTAGACTAAGGGGGTTGCCATGTATGCGAAGTACCTCGAGAAGATTAAATCTGCGTTTACTCTTAAGCGCTTGCTTGTTGGTTTTGTGTGTGTGCTTATACTCGGTTGCATTGGCAGACTCGCCTATGAATACACCACAGCCAGAGCCAACTATAAACGTGCCTCTGAGCAGCTGGAACGAGCTCAAAAAGAACTCGATAGAAGCAAACAGCTTAATCAAGAGCTCAAGCTTATCATTGAGCGAAGCTCAGTCCTTAACAGCGAAGCAAGGTATCGAATTGAAAGAGCTGAGGATTATCAACGAAGAGCAGGGCAAGGAATTGAACGAGCTCAAGGCTATCAACGAGAAACAGAGCAAAGAGTTGAAGCAAGCCTCAGCAGTAATAACCGAGCAGGAGAGCTCCTTGAACGAAACCTCCAACTCATTGAGCGAGTTGAAGAACGAGCTAAAGAAGAGCAGGGCCACTGAGCAACGTCTCAGACGTCAACGTGATACCTGGTCTTATCTCTCTGGTATAGCGGTCATAGCGGCTGCCATTAAATAATGTGGAGGTGGTCCACTCATATCTCCAGAGTGTAGTCTGGCGGAACTACACATACCCACTAGCTTTATAGCTGGTGGGTAATTTTTTTAGTTATTTTGGGGGTTGCTATTTACAATCTCTAAGATTTATGGTATAATATAAGTAATCTAATTACTGATGGAGGTAAATACCATGTTCATTAACCAAAAATTCACTGCTTTCCTAGACAACACCTTTGACGAAGTAATAGCTGATTACTTCATGGACCGTGATATGTGGGCCGATGAGCTCACAGACTGGGAATACGATGTTATCCATGAGCAAGCTGTAGAAGCTGCTTATGTGAACCGTAGCCTAGTTCTCCAACGCCAACACGGTGTACCGGGAGAACATGACTTCCAGCTTGGCTACTGTCATAACATGACAATCTAAGATTGTCTTTGACATTCTCCAAGATTTATGGTATAATATAATTAATCTAATAAATGTATTTGATGACGGAGGAGACAATTATGAAAAAGTTCATTAATCACAAATTTAATACCGCTCTAAATTATACATACCAAAAGGTGTATGAAGAAGAGCTAGCTATCATCGCTGGTAAATGGGACGACATCACCCCATACGGCTGGGAATGCTTCCGTGGTGAAGCCCAAGACATAGCTATGTCTAATGAGGCTGATGTGCTTCGCCGTCATTATGGTAAGCCGGGCCAACACCAAAGAGTATATGGTAATCTTTATAATTTTTAAAAGATTACTATTTACAAATCTCTAAAATTATCTTATAATTAAATCATCAAATAAATACTTTTCATTTTTAAACAGAGGAGACAATGAAAATGAGAAATTTAAAACAAAACGAAAAAGAACTTTTAATCAACCTATTCAATGAAGTACAAGGCATGGAACCTGAAGCTGCTGCTAAACACATCTGGCCAGAAGCTCTCAAACAATGCAAAGGTCTAATGTACGCAACTAAGAAGCAATCCATTGCTTTCCTCGTTGACTACGCTAACAGCCAACCAGCTGACGAAGTAGAAGATGTGGTTGATACACTCGAAGCTGACCTAACAGCTACCATCACCAAAGCTGATGACGAAGCACCAGAAGCTATGTATACTGTGAAAGACCTTGCTGATGAGCTGGGCCTCACACCATATAAAGCACGTGTAGCACTACGCAAAGCCTTTGGCAAAGCTAAAGGTAGATGGCAATGGAATTCTGAAGAAGAATACCAAGCTGCTCTTGACGCTGTAGGAGGTGCTAAATAATGAAAGTGATACTAGCTATCTTAGCTATCGCTGCTGGGGTGTACTTCTGTACACCTCACTACGATACCACACAAACCACCACTGTTACTGTGAAGCCGGGTGATACCCTACACCAGCTTATCTATCAAAATCATGGTGACATACTGGAGGAGAGCATTGACCTTCTCGACTCTACTGCTATCACCATTGACAAGAACCACATCACTGGCCCGCTGATGCCTGGCCAACGTATCACAATCTACATCAACCACCGCACTAACTAACCTACAGAAATACCCACATCATATGGATGTGGGTTTTCTTTTAGCCAGCAAGCACTTCTCGTAGGTCATCTATGGTGTAGTCAGCGATGTTCTTCTTGTCGAGTATCGACTGCCAGAACAGCTCATCTACCGTGTTCTCTGCTACGAGGTATATGTATTTGAGCAACCGGGACTCTTGTCCAATACGGTTGATACGGTCACATGCCTGTGTGTGGTCTGTGTACGAACGGCCAAGAGAGTAGAAAATCATCGTATGAGCGGCTGTAAGGGTGATTCCCACCCCCCCTGTACTAATTTGTATTACGATGACCCGGGGCTCCTCTCTCGACTGAAATTGGCTTATAATTTTGCCCCTTATTTTTTTGCTGGTGGCTCCTGTGATACACAAGGTCTCTATGCCAATGTCTTCAAGAGCATCCACAATGCCATGTATCTCAGGTATGTACTGAGCAAAGACCACCAGCTTCTCTTCACTGTCTTTGATGTAATCGACTAGTGCTGTGAGCTTAGCCTTGCTCACACGGGTTACCTCACGGTTGACATCACCCTCCGTGGTCAGATAGCCACCTGCAATCTGGTGGCAACGCATACCTACAAGAGCTGGTATAGGAGCTGTGCTGAACTTACCCTCTAGCTGTACGATGGATTCCTTAGCCATCTTGTCATAGAGCTTCCTAGCACGTGGCTCTAGTGTAACATATATGTTCTGACGGACTACCTCTGGGGGCGGGAACTCCTTGATGTCTTTCTTGAGTTTACGGTATGCATACTTATACACTATACCCATCAGATGGTCTAAGTCCTTGTAGCTATGTGGTCGGCCCCATATATCGAGCACAGCATACCGCTCACGGAATGTCTTGTAGGTGCAATCAAAAATAGAGCTATCCAAGAAGTTAATCTGTGAATACAAGTCTAGGGGGTATTTTGTGACCGGTGTGCCGGTTAGAATTGCTTTGAATGGTATACCCTTACCGATACGGGTGGCGGCCTTTGTGGCGTGTGTATTCCAATTTTTTATCTTGTGAGACTCATCACACACCATGATGTCCGCCTTGTACTTCATCAGTCGAACCGATGGCTCCCAGCGTTTATTCTTCTTCTTCGAGAACTCCCAAAGCTTCTCATAATTGACGATGACCACCTCAAGGCAATTCTGTGGCGAGGTACCTAGCTGGTCAAGCTCTACGATGTTATAAGGAAAGGCAGCATGCTCTTTGAACTGTCGCTCCCAGTCGTATGTTACAGACAATGGGCATACTACGATAGCACGGCGAGCATGGTCATTATAGAACCGGTACCCCATCACAGCTATAGTAGGAAGTGTCTTACCGGTACCAGGCTCCATAAACAAAGCAAAGCTAGGTAACTTAATACCTAGCTCATATGCTTCAGTTTGATGTTCAAGGAATTTGGTCTTAGTAATCTTACTTAGCTCCATGATTGAACTACTCCCATGACATCAGCTATCTCATCACCTTCCCAGCTCCAAGAGCCTTTGTGATTAGGGTACGCCTTGCGTAGTTGTCTACGTACTGCCTTGGCCTCCATGCCTAGTTGGTCAGCTAGCTCAGCTAGGGTAAGCTTATTGCCGTTTGATACTTTAGGGGATTTCTTGGCCACTGATGCGGTTGGTGTGGCTTCGTGTGATTCTTCAGGTACCACTATCACACGCTTATTAGAGCGGTGGATAGGTGCACTGATAGCATCTAAGCCACGTTTATTATCTGGGTTACGTAGCTCAGCTTCTAGCTGGTCTAGTGTATCATCAATGAGTTTAGACCGTTCCTCTGCTGAGAGAGCTCTTTCTTTGATGTGGCGCTTTACCAATTCGACTGCCTCCTCAGGTGACTCCACAACAGCAGCCATACCGCCGGAGTCATGAATCTGTTTAATGTTGTATAGTTGATAGTCTGAGGCACCATATTTACTGGAATCACATTTTACTTCTAGTGCGAAGAATAAGCCAGCAACACAACCTAGTAAATCTGGTATACCTTTAGTTTGAAATTGAGAGCCATGGATTTTCATCCAATGGCCCCCTACTTCTCGTTCTAAAGCACGGACTATCTTTTGTTGTAGATTAGTCTCGGGCTTCTTCATTAGATAGCCTCATCGAGCTTTTCTTGAATGTATTCACGTACTTTATCCAAGTTCTTGCGGTCCTTAACAGGCATCTTAGCTAAGCTGATACCATTGTCTTTAGCGAAGGAGCGGCACTCGGACAAGTTCAATGTGAACACATCCACCTCATCAGCTTCTTCGTCCTCATCTTCGTCTTCTTCCTCTTCTTCGTCAGTATCATCTAACGCTTCTTGGATAGCGGCTAAAGCAGCGGACTTGCGTTTTTTCTGCTTAGCTGTGAGTTTGATTTCATTCTCTTCCGCAAACTCGATAAGTGCTTCCAAGTCCATATCCTCGAGGGCTGGTTCTTCTTCTTCATCCTCATCGGATTCTTCCTCGGACTCAGTGTCCTCGTCATCAGCTTCCTCATCGTCTGCTTCTTCGTCCTCATCGTCATCACCAAGAGCATCTTGAATAGCAGCTAGTGCGGCTGATTTACGCTTCTTCTGTTTTGCTGTGAGCTTAATATCGTTTTCATCAGCGAACTCAATAAGCTCTTCAAGAGACATTTCCTCGAGGTCTACTTCTTCGCCGTCATCTTCACCCTCTACATCAGAGGCATCTAATGGGAATACATCCGTTACACGAGAGCGCTTCTTGCCGTCATATGTCTCATGTGTTACAGTTACCCCACAGTTGCAGCCTTCACATTCATCTAAGTTAAGTTGGAAAGCTTTGTCCGGTACAGGTACACCAAGGGCAATCAGCAAGTTTTTAAGGTTAAACAAGGACTGAGGTAGCAAGCTAGTGTTATGATAGATTTTACTGTTCTTTTGTGGACCCTCAATCACCTTGAAGACCCATTTTAAGTATTGGTTACCTTGCTGGGATTCCTCTACACTAACTTCGTCAACGGTTACAATATATTCGCCTTCTGGAATCACACCACCAACGGACACGTCTTTCATGTTAAGATTTACTACACGTTTAGCCATTTCATTCTTCTCCTGTCATTAATTCAATGATATCCTTATAAGTTGGGTTCACAATGGACTTAGGTACCTCGCCTTCTAATGTTGGGTCTCGTCTAAGCTTTGTGATATATTTAGAATGTGGACCAAGTCTCATGCGGTATTCTACTACCTCTTTAGAGGTTATCTTACCGCCTTTCTTAACTTGCTTCACAGTCTCACTAATGTAAGTATTACCAATCACACCTACGGCCGCATTGAGGATTTTAGCTACGGATGGTGATACATATGGACCCACTTCTGGTGTAATCATGTTATCCTCATCATAGTCCTCTACACGTGTCTCACGGTCTTGGGCAGTAAATACGATATTGAATGGTAAGTCACGGAATAGCATTAGCCAGGTCTTCATGAGACCAGAGATTTCACCCCAGCCACGTTGGCTAATAGTACCGGTAGGTGCTACCTTCTTAGCAGCCAATTCCTGTAGAGCTGTGACCGTATCAATACAAACAGTCTTGTACTTATCAGTGTCTTTGAGGTACCAGTATAGCTCTTCAAATTCATCCCAAGAGCTGATAGATATTACATAAGCATCTTTAGTCTCACGGATAGAGGTAGTGCCCTCTTCTCGTATATCAACGATTAGAATAGGGCCTGGGCAGCTAGCAAGAAATGTGGTCTTGCCAGTACCACTTCTACCGTATACGAGCATCTTGAGGTAGTGCTCCACCTCCTTAACTGACTTGATACGGTCAGCTATCGGATGGCTCGGAGTCGTCTTCTTCGCTCGTGTCTTTATTTTCATGCGAGTAGCTCCTTTCTTCAAAATCACATTCCCGGATATAATGGGTATCAAGACCCATCATTTCTGCTTGGCATAGGGTATAAAACTCACAGTGCTCACATTCACGGGACAATAGCCGGTATGGAAAGTCTTTCAAGTGTTCCATTTCCTTAGCTATGATTTGTAGCTCTGAGAGTAGCATATCCACCATACCTTCCGGCTTAGGCATATATCTACGCTCATAGAATTTATTTCTACGGGCATTTTCTAGCTCTGCTAGGTAGTCATCAGGATTAAGACCATTATCTAGAATAGCTTGCATATAGGTAGCTTCATCAGTCTTAATTTTCTTATTCCTACTGAGTGTGCCATTTTTCAACAGCTGGGGCACCGTAGGTGGTTTTGTGAGCAAGTAGTCAAATGCTACACCAGTTGGCTCATACCCAAGTATCTGACATACACGGATATAAATGGCCGTTTGGAGGTCATTCATTCGATAGCCGTCAGTAGGAATAGCTCTACCTACAGTCTTATGCTCACCCACCCAGATACCACGGTCATTCTCAAAGAGCCAGTCAATACGGCCGGTGATGAACACACCAGGCACTATCTCGAATGGCTCTTGACCTTCTTTCACATTACCAAAGGATAGCTCTGTGGCTATTGTGTGGTATTTGTCATTGGCCCAATGTTCTTCATAGCCAATCATAATACGCTCACATTCTTCTGGTAAATTGCCGTAGTATTCTTTTTCCTCTTCCATGAGGAGGTCATACTCGGCTTGTGCTTCTTCAATGACTGGGTACCAGTCTTCACCTTTGAGATAGAGTTCTAGGCAATCATGGATAATAGAGCCTCTTCGCAACGGCAGGGACTTCCTCCGTCTTTGTAATTTCTGGACTCTTTTATAATGCCATGCTTGACGGCAGAACTTCCAGTCTCTGATGGAGCTAAATGATAATATTACGGGTGGCTCCATCTAGTCACCTCCTTTCATGGTTATAATATATCATTTTGGATATGTGATGTCAATGGTAAAATTCTACGATTTAGAGAGTTCCTTAAGTTTGTCAAAGTTAACCCCGTTTATATCATCATACACCACTTCACCAGAGCCCCACGGTCCAGCCTTTACCTCTACATCAATAGGCACGGTAATTTGAGTCTTAAAGACCCTCTCGATGTGTTCCATATCCGTCATGATATCCACCACAATAGGGACAGCCTCCTCTAGATAGTCATTACGTACCTCAAAGAGGATGGCGTCATGGACAGTGCCCACAATTTTGATTCTGGACATGTCTAGTGTGTGGGCCATACGCACTAGTGAATATATGTTGAAGTCAGAGCCTAGACCTTGCACCGGTGAGTTGATAGCCTGGCGTTCAGCTTCAGCGGCCAGTTTTTTATCGCTACTGTATATGTCAGGCAAGTTCCTCTTACGGCCGATAAGACTCCTCACATAGCCATACTTTTTGACAAGACGTCTCATGCGGTCATGCCATGTAGGTAATGCGAAGTAGGACTCAAAGAACCGCTGGCGGGTCTCGATAGCTTCTTCCTCGGTGTAATCTACACCATATTTGTCTCGTGCATATTCACGGAACTTCTTGGCGGACATACCATACAAGAAGCCAAAGTTAACTGCTTTAGCTTTCTTACGTTGGTCCTTTGTGACTTCCTCTAGCGGTACACCCATTACATTGGAGGCGGTCTTCTGGTGTACATCAATGCCCGTTTGGAAGCACATTTTTAGTGTGGGGTCACCGCTCATGATAGCGGCTATACGTAGCTCGGCTTGTGAGTAGTCAGCTTCACACAATGTCCAGCCTGGTGGTGCACTGATGAGTGAACGCACTAGCTTGTTACGTGGCACTTGCTGTAGGTTGGGGTCCTTGCATGAGATACGGCCGGTAACTGTACCATGTAAGAGGAACGATGGGTGTATACGGTTATCAATGCTTACCTCTTTCCACTTGGTAGGAAATTCCAGCAACTTCTTCTGCTCACGATAGGACAAGAGCTCACTGATGATAGGATGCTGGTCTCTCAATCGTGGTAGCACACTCTCACCATTAGTGCTTGGCTTACCTGACTTTGTGAGCTCTAGTATCGGTAGCCCCATCTCATCATAGAGTAGCTTAGCTAGTTGCTGTGAGCTATTCCAGTTGATGTCATCATGGCCGGACAGTTCAGCTAGTGTCTTCAGAGAAGCTTGCATACTACCAGAAAGCTGGCTAATCACACTATCTACTTTGTCCGGGTCAATGTATGCACCATGTAGCTCAACATCTTCAAAGGCCCGTGATGCGGGCATAATAAGCTTATTGAACATTCTAGACAGAGGTTTATCCTCTACAAGCTGTGCTCTGAGCATATGGTAGAGTCTGAGCGTATAATGTACATCATAGGCATTGTACTTAGCTAGCTTATGCATATCAAGCTCATTAGCACCGTGGTCTTCTAGGGCATAGCTAGGTGCATGGAGTAACACAGTAGCCATAGCTTTGAGGCCATTTGGTGTGTTCTCATTCAACAGAGCCGAGGCAAGCATAGTATCAAAGGTCTGGTGAAATCTCCAACCCAGTTTGGTCAACATCATTTTATTATCAAATTTCCCATTTTGTGCTATTAATTTTTTGCCTTTTGTGACCCGTATGACGCTTTCCAATATTTTCCTAAGGTTTCTATCGTCAGAGCTCCAAGGGGACCCTTCATGGTCAATTGGGATAACCCATTCAGCGCCATCTACACCTAACCCTAGGCACGTTATCACAACATCAGGGTCCAACGGGTTAAGACCTGTGGTCTCGATGTCATAAGAGATAGCATCTGCTGCAGCCAATGACTTTATCATGGCCTTAGCTTTGTTAGGCGTATTCACTAGAGTGTAGTTAAGTACATTCTCATCTTCGATACGGCCCTTTATACATAAAGAGAAGTTATGCCAGTGTGCTTTCACAAGGTCCCACTTCTGAGGTTGTCTAAAGGTAATCGCTGGGTCCATGGATATCATGGTAGTGCCATGACTACTTGATGTGATAGAGCCAGCCCAGTCAGTAATCTTGCCTTTACCCATGAGAGCTGTAGCGGCCACAGAGCCAACACCAATGATATACTTAAACTGTGGTAGCAATGGCTCAATACGTGAGATATAACTCTCTTTGATAACCTTCTTAGATACCTTCTCTGTGACTAGCTCTTCACATACATAGGCCGTAGAGCATTCTGATGGCTCTACACCAAGTATGCCTATGAGCTCTTCAAGTTGCTTCTTAACTCGGCCAGAGAATGGTTTTCCTGTGGCTTCATCAGAGTAGCCAGGTTGACCACCTAGGATAAGTATGTTAGAGCTTTTCTTGATGTCAAGATAATTCATCGAACCACCTCCACACCAGCATAGACAAGTGTTCTATAACCGTTGTGGCTGCCGGTATATTCACTGAGTATCACTACTCTCTTTACACCAGCATTGATAAGTAGCTTAGCACATGAATGGCATGGGTCAACTGTGAGGTAGCATGTAGAGCCTTCAAGAGCTATACCCTTACGGGCTGCATAGCTGATAGCAGATGCTTCAGCGTGTAGAGCCGTGGTACAGTGGTGGTCACTATCTTCTTGACATCCTACCTCCGTGCAGTGTTGCATACCAGAAGGTGCACCATTATAGCCAGTGCATACAATTCTACCATCTAAGGTGAATACTGCCCCAACTTGAAGTTTAGGGCAAGTACCACGTTTAGACACGAGTTGAGCTATTTGGCTATATAATTCATCTCGTGAAATTCTTTCCATTAGAATACTCCTTGAATGTCTTTCATGAACACATGGAGAGAGCCAATCCAGTGGGTAAATGTACCCGGCTTCATGTCTAAGCGTTTAGCTATGTGATGTTGCATCTGAACGGCTAGGAACACATCATTATTAAAATGTGTAGCGAAGTCGCTGGAGCGTTGTAGATAGGTGATGTTGAGTGCACCCTTACGCACTTGGAACTGATACCCAAGAGAGCACGGTACACGGGATACACCCCCTGTTTTAGTTATGTCTTCAGGTGTCCAGATAGACATATAAGCTTGACGGCTAAAGCTATCATTCTCAAGAGTAGCTACAATACGGTCAATTTGATTGAAGTCGCTGATGCGGTCAGGGTATGTGTAGCCGAACTTGCCCTCTTCGTCAAGGAAGTCATCCCATACCTCTTTACGTAGTCTATAGGCTTCACCAGGGTTCATGTGTTGGCCAGAGATACGTTCTTGGAATTCAGCATCCGCCCATGGTTGTGTTGGCAACATATCAGCCGGGTTGCTCGTATCAACTACACAGTACATATAGTTCTGGAGCTCTTTCGTAGCCATCATTGGGTCATCACCAATGAACTTATCTTGGTATGTTTGAGTGTGTACGGTGATACCCATCTCAGCCAAGTCACGCTTTACCTCGGAACGAACTTCTCTAAAGTTTTGATAGATTCTCATCAATATACCCTTCTTTCTTTAATACTTTATAACAGTAGTCTAAATCATCACAATAGTTATAGTAATACTCATGCATACGGCGCTGAGCTCTAAATTTATCTTCATGCTCTGGATGCAAGCTAGCATGGTGACCAATACAGTAAAGCATCTTGTGTCTCCAGTAGTCATGTGGACAGTTAACCACAAAGTCCATGACATCCTTAGCCGGCATGAATTGAAATAGCAAGATAGTGAACAGGCCTTGGCTATAAGCAGAGCCAAACGTAAAGTCCACATACTGTAGCTCTTTGCCTTCGATGAGCGGTGGAATAATGTTATTGTAGAGCCAGTATAGGTCAGCACCAAACTTCTGAGTGATTTCAGTAGAGCGGTAGTTCAGGAATACCCATGCTCTCTTCTTATCTACCACAAGAGTTAAGTTATTCAAGCAATACCCTTGGGACTTAGCTCTTTTAGGCTTGTGGCCAAAGTCAAAGGTCAGTATACTAGCACCCATATCACTACGGAGGTCAAGCTTCTCTAGGAACATATCATAACGGTCTTTATCGAAGTAGTTCCGTTCAAGATGCTTTATCTTGCTTTCATTACTGCTATAGGATAGGTCCACAAGGTCATGCGAGCAACCTTGTAGCCAATCCTCACCCGGTATTCTAAATCGGTGGCCAATACGTAGCTTTGTGAGACCTTTCACAATCATAGGCTCCGAGCTATCATAGGCCAGTGTCTTAATCTGGTGCAACCAGTGTTCTGTGATATTCATTAGTAGTTACTCCGTTGGCGGAACTTATTGACTTCGTTCTTACGGAAGTAAAGGTCATAAACATCCTGTGCAGTGAGACCAGCTCTAACGAGTACAGCGAGTAGTGCTAGGAGAGATTCTCTCATGTAGCTGTAGAATTTCTCTTCGTCGGTCATCATCTGTGATTGCTTCCACGGCTTGTTTTTTAGGCAGTTCATGGCGAGACCCACACGTTCGATGATGTGGTACTCTGTGATTGGCGTTAGGCTAGTCACATAGTTATTGCCTTCAAACATGAGGTAGTCGAGTAGGTCAGTCTTGAGACCTTCTGGACGGTAAGACTCAGCAGTGATACCGGCTAGAATTTGTTGCTCAACCAAGAAGTGGAGAGCGTCAATCATTTCTTCTAGGTAATGCTCGAAGTGGTCCAACACATCCCTAGCTTCAGTTGCCTCGGTAATCTCCTCTGTGATTCTCCAAGCAAAGTCCTTAAGACGAGCTTGCCCTTTGGCGTCATGGATATTGACTGGGCAGTCACCTGTCTGGAGTAGGCCGTTGCGTTCTTCAATGGCATGGTATTTCTCCATGAGAGATGCTTGGCGTTCGAAGATAGCGGCTAGGTAGCCACCTTGTGGATATTCATTAGGGGATGTAAAATCTGTGATATTCATATTATAGTTCCTCCAATCGGTCTAATATACGTTGTGCCTCTGGGTCTTTCGTGAAGTCATAGTAGACCACATTGTCTTTGCCTATCCAGCGTTCTGCTGATTTCATGAGGTTACGGTAAGCGAGTAAGCACTTCTGGTCATTCTCTTTGACACCTTCCATCTGTTCACGTTCATGGAAAGTGCCCCGTATCACCTCAAGACCTGGGTCACAATAGATAATGAGCGGCTTAGCTACTTGCAGGAGTGTTATGAGCTCTTGCATATAGTTATGGATATCGCTGAAGCCACGGATGATAGTGCCGTAGACGGTCTCACTAAAGATAGGGAATCGGTCATAGATTCTGTTATCTGTACGAGCGAGCTCATCTCTACACCATTGAGCGTGTTCAGCACATGGTCCCGGTGAGACTACTACCTCGTGGTGAGGTAGGTAGTCTTGTATCTTCTTAACAAGGGTAGATTTACCCGTGTTATCCATTCCTTCAATGATTATTACTTGCTTCATCTGTCACAGCCTCCGCAATATTATCTACCATTTCTAAAGCAGTATTCACAATGTTAAGGTCTAGGTACGCCATAGCCTCTAGTGTAGCTTCTATGTTATGTGTTCTTCTACCAGATACCATTGGCTGGAATTTATCGTTATCATGGGCAGCATCCAAGAATACTACGTTGCCTTGGCCGTTGGCTGCATAGGCTTGTGCCACAGACTCCATCACCATAGAGCCCTTTTCTGGGAATCGTTGTAAGAGCTGGTATGTAAGAGTGTTCAAGCAATAGGCAATTTCCTCCATGGTAAGTTCATCACTAATAGATACTGTTAGATTATTGTCTTTCTCTAGTACAATTTTCATCATTAACCTTCCTTCTGCCAAAGATGATTGGCATTCTTCACATCAAAGTCGCTGGTGCTAATACCGCATACAGAGCAGTTCTTAGTACCCAGCGTGTTATTAGTGGTAAAGGTACGTTCAGCACCACAGTATGGGCACCAGTACTTATTACCTCTGTGCTTATAACCAACCGGTGGGTTAGATTTACCATCCACATTGACTATCATAGCCGTAGTCACCTCATTTCTTATCCTGTTAGCTACTTCTTGAGCTATCGGTAAAGCTAATGCCTTTGTGTGTGCAGCTTTACCTTTCCGGAATGCATAGACCTTATACATATTTACCTCCTTTTAGTAGCTACGATAGTAGCAATTAATAGAATTGGTTATGCTCATATTATATCACCCCGGTGGACATTTGTAAATAGTAAAATTCTACAAATTAATTGACAAATTATAGTAGCATAATTATAATGTAATCATACGATAGTGTTTACTATGCTATTATATATATATACATTATAGTAAGGTGGTGAGACAATGCTGATAAGCACCAAGGAAGTAGCGAAGAGGTATAATGTGACCAATCGCCAGGTACTCTACGCCATTCGTATGAAGAAGATACGTGGTAAGAAGGTTGGCTGGACGTGGGTCTGTGATACAAGATATTTACCGGAAAAGTGGCCAAGTAGGAGTGTTAATAATGATTGATATAATTTGTAAGGTGTGGGATGCCCAAGGTGTGAGCGGCTACGTGAGCATGAGTGAGAGGGACACAAACTTAGCCAGCACCGAGGGAGGTTACTGGAGTGACCGCTCGTGGAAGTGGCCACAGGACAGAGCCAAGGTGCAAGAGTGGTACCGTGAGCATAGCCAGAAGGACGGCTATGATATTTACTGGAGTCCGGCTGTGTACAGTAAGCCCGGTAGACACCAGCAAGACGTGATAAGTCACCAGGTGTTCTACGCTGACCTTGACCCTGTGGACCCACGTAAGCTAAGCACAAAGCCGAGTGTAGCGTGGGAGAGTAGCCCGGGCAGGTACCAAGCGGTATGGATTCACCGCAATAACCTCAGTGTAGAGGACTGGCTTGCACGGAATCGTAATTTGTCCTATGCGGTAGGAGCCGACAGAAGTGGCTGGGACCTCACACAAGTGCTGAGAGTGCCAGGTGGTAAGAATCATAAGTATAAGCCTGTGGTGACTGGTAAACTCTTGTGGCAGAAGTGGGAGAATATAGCTAGTATCCCTGAGAGTGAGGTAGAGGTAGTGGTTGACGAGGCTACTACGCACGAGAACCTACTGCTACGATTGCTCACGAAGTACAAGCGAGAGATACCGGCCAAGGTAAGCCGTATGCTACAGTATCCACCGAGCCGCATTGAGCCAGGTCACAGGAGTGATATGCTGTGGTACCTAGAGAGTGAGCTCGTGAAGTCACAGATACCACTAGAAGACATAGTGGTGCTTATCCGTGATAGTGCATGGAACAAGTATCGTGGCCGTGCTGACGAGCAGGAGCGTATCTACACTGAGGTCAGTAAAGTCTACCAGCAGAGCATACAAGGTACACTCCGTGTGAAAGAGCCAGTAGATGATGTGCTGACAAGCTATGAGGACATTATGGGCAGCTTTGTAGACCGTCCGGGGTGGCTTATTCGTGATATATGGATGAAGCAGAGCCATGGTATTGTTGCTGGTGAGCCTAAGACCTACAAGAGTACTATCACCACAGATATAGCTGTGAGTGTAGCGAGTGGGGTGAAGCTGTGGGACAAGTATGATGTGGATGACCCGGGCCCAGTGCTCATCGTACAGAACGAGAACGCACCGTGGACCGTGAAGAGCCGCCTTGAAGCCATTATAGAGAGCAAAGGTCTTGTGGGTAGTGTAGTTATCAATGAGAGGGTGCTGGACATAGTGTGGCCACCGGTGTTGCCTATCTATCACATTAATAATAGTGGTTTCTCGCTGGATAACGCTGAGGACTGTGATATGCTGATGGACTATGTAGAGAAGATACGCCCTAAGCTGTTAGTGTTAGACCCGCTCTACCTCATGTTCGAGGGTGACATCAACTCCGCCAAGGAGCTTTCTCCAGTGCTACAGTTCTTGCTCTCGGTGCGAGACACCTATAAGTGTAGTATTATGGTCATACATCACTGGAACAAGAATGGCTCTAGTAGCCGTGGTGGGCAGAGAATGCTAGGTAGTGCAACGCTGCATGGCTGGACTGATAGCTCGCTCTTCCTCAGCAGAGACGATGGTGATGTGGTCATAGAGCGTGAGTTCAGGTCCGCTTCACCAGGTGGTAAGCTTGTCCTCCAGATAGACAGTGACGAGGTAAGGTACCGTGTGCGTGTAGGTGAGAAGGGTGCTGATGCGGAGGACAGCGCCGGTATAGTGCTTGATTATCTCAGCATGTACCCAGGTGGCCAGAGATTAGCTGACATCGTACGAGGCACAGGTCTCAGCAAGTATGAGGTGAGCAAAGTGTTGACGAGTGACGGTAGAGTCAAGAAGAAAGGAGCGCTGTATAGTCTATGATGGACTCGATAGCAAAGCTGGGCTATAAGTGGGTCACAGTCTATGACGATAAGTGGGAGTGTGAGGGGCCAGACCTACCAAGACTGGTGATGAAGCCCAACAAGACCTTCAGAACAGGTAGGTACAAAGTGGGCAAGCTAGCTAGTGATGGTGGCATACGCAGAGTGGAGGGTGTACGCCCTAGCAAAGGTCATGGCCGGTATGTGTGGATAGGCACACCCCTGGTGGAGAATATGCGTATGGCGGGTGTAAGGGTTTTTACCATTACTAACTATGGTGATGTCATCAGTCAGCCCAGTGAAGGCCACATGCCTATTGTGTGGGGTCACAGATACGAAGAGCCTTTGTTTACCGGTATACTGAGTGGTCACTATAGGATAGACGGTAAGGAGTGGTACCGTATCCTCAAGAGCGAGAGATGGCCACAACGAACAGGCAAAACTGGGCAGTGGGGTGATGACTATGTTAGGAAGATGACAGATGGCTATAAAATCGCTTCAGCTGACCCACAAGGGCGGAGACGGGTGTCGATTGAATATATTGACGGTGGCGATGTGGAGGACGCACCATGGGCGATAATTCGCTATTTGAGGAGCGATGGGTGGACCTTGATACACAAACGAGGTAATTGGGTGCGTTGTGTGGGTCATGAAGCGCCGTTTACCTTATGTGGTAATGTCGATTGGCATATAAAGGACGGTGTCTATCACATCATACAGGAAGGCAGGAACCGTGATTATTCACCACTGAGAATGATACAAATAGCATAGAAGAATATAATAGATTACCACCAAGACGCGAGCCAGGCCTTTAGAGTATGTTCTAGGGGCCATTCTTTTTGCAGTCTTTTAGGTGGTGGTACGAGTACACTGGGTATAGGTAACGCTCGTATGCCCTGAGCACCAACCTTACAACAGGTACGGCATAGTGTACTCGCTGAGATGGCGAAGGTCCAAGTGGCCAAGGCGATTTTGTCCGTGTGCACTGTACATCGCCAGCGCTGGATTCTGTACTGGCGTCCCGTCTTTCATCAGGCTCTAACGGTATAATGCGGTGTCGGAGCGTTTTTTCGAACATATGTAGCAAACAGGCTCCGGCCACATTACCTCCGTAACTTCGCCGCTCATAAAACACATTTTTTCCAAATTTTTCCAAACGATTTGTACACGGGACCCTCTTGGCCCCGCTCACAGTATGAACGCCAGGGCAGTGACCATTTTGGAAAAAATTTGGAAAAAAATGGAAAACTTTTTCCAAACGATTTGGCGGGACTCTCGGCGGCGTACTCCAGTAGAATGCGCCGTCGGAATTATGAAATTTTTTGGAAAAAATTTTCCAAAAGCCTGGGAAAAATTTTCCAAAACTTTTTCCAAAAAAATTTTGGCTTGAGGACTTAATCACACCCAGGGCAATTATGAAATTTTCGTACCAGGTCATAATTTTTTTGGAAAAAATGACGTATTACTACGTAATACGATATACGTAATTTACGTTACGTATTCGTACATCGTATTAGTAGTACCCCACCAATCCGTAAAGAATTTTGTATTTGACATGAGACAACACCACTATGCTATAATGTGAGCAATGATACTAATTACTGGAGGAACCTTGAAATGTGGACTAAATTCTTAAATCTCTTTAAACCTGCACCCTTGGTGAAAGACCAACCTGTGATGTATAACCGTAAGAGCAAGTTTGTGAACGCTCGCTGGCTCATTGGCCACTATGCTTGCCAGATTGATGGTGTGGACTATGTGTACCTCGGTGGCCGCACCTCATACACTCAAGATGGCATGATTGCTGTTGATGAGGTGATACCACTATGAAGCGTAAGATGATACCGTATGACAGTGGCCCTTGCCCTGTGAATACACCTGTATTCTACCAACCGCTCTACCATGACAAATGGGAGCCTGCTCACTATGCCTGTCGCAAAGACGGTAAGGACTATGTGTTCACTGGGGGTCGCACTTCACACACTACAAACAGCATTGTACCTGTGAGAGAGTGGGTGAAGAAATGAAGCTCACTGATGAACAGATGGAGGGCTGGAAGGAAGCGTACCATGACAGCTTGAAGAAAAAGGGTAGTAAACCCGGCGGTACAGACCCTGTGGGTACATGGAAACCTAAGGGTGGTAAGAAACCTGTGTACCGTTGGGGTGATGACAAAGTAGACCATTACCGATGATTGGTTGGGACGAAGAATTTTCTATTTGACATCGCTAAAAATCAATGGTATAATGTGAGCATAACCGATACTATTGTTTGTCCATGAAAGGAGGAAACGGAACATGGCAAAAGCAAAGGCAACTACTGTCACTATTGCTGACTTGGCTGAAGAATACGGCTTAGAAGGTAAAGACATCCGTGCATTGGCACGTAAGATTGGCTTGAAAGCCACTCCATTGGAAAAGACTGAGGGCTTCGGCCCTAAAGCTAAATACCAATGGGACAGTGAGTCTGAAGAACTTGCAGACTTACGCAAAGCTATTGAAGACAAAATGGCTTAATCACAATTACAATCCTAAACCCTTTCAACTAAACAAACCCATACTACTTTTCCGGGCATGGTCAAAGTCTCCTCTTGACCGTGCCTTTTTCCTAGGCCAAGTTTGTTTATAAAACTTTTAAGAATTTACCTGTTGACAAGAGCAAAAACTTTTGATATGATGAACTTGTACCCGACAGGGTATTTTTTATTGGGACTGTGAGGTGATACTATGAAAAAACGCACTCGTAAGAGTCCACGTTCTAAGGGTAACCTCATCATAGCACCTGAGACCGCCCTTACGGCTGAAAATAGGTATAAAAATAAGCTACTTATGGACCAGCTTCCACCTGACATCATGAGCTTTGTGCTAGAACATGATAACCTTGACCCACAACAGATGGTCTATGAAGGCATGATAGTACAATATACCATGATTGTGAGAGCACTCCGATTCCTCACCATGTGTGAGAACGAGGGTGATATCTTTGCTTCTAAATACTTTGCTAATCTCATGCGAGCGATTAGCCAAGCCAATACAACATTGGCCGGCATGGCTATACAGTGGAGGCGCTTACTCGCTGATGACATACTCAACGAAGAGCAACGTCTACGGGTAGCTAAGCTTCAGATGGAGATTAAGCTATTAGACAAAGATACTGACCGTGGAAATCTCAAAGAGCTTGTGCATACCTTGAAAGCTGCTATGGAGGTTGAAGATGATTGAGTTTGGTAAATGGGGTCCTAAACACCTAGAGTTTATCTGCAACCCAATTCAACAAGATGCCAGAATCAACATACTAGATGGTAGTGTTCGTTCTGGTAAGACTGTGGCCATGATTCCAAAATGGCTAACGTACATTGAGCAAGGTCCTCCAGGCTTACTGCTCATGACTGGTGTCTCTAAGGACACTTTGTATGATAATGTCCTCAATGACCTCTTTGATACTGTAGGCCAAGAGAACTACACCTACAACCGGCAAACCGGTGACTTGGTGCTCTTTGGCCGCAAGATTAAGGTAATAGGTGCGAAGGACGAAGGCTCCGAGAAATATCTACGGGGCAAAACATTAGCTGGAGCTTACTGTGATGAAGTCTCACTCATGCCTGAGCGATTCTTCAACCAGTTGCTCAATAGAATGTCTGTGGCTGGGTCTAAGCTATATGCGACTACGAACCCAGACACGCCGTTCCACTACCTGTATAAGAATTTCCTTACCGATGAAAATAAACTAGCCTCTGGCATGGTTAAACGCTACCACATGCTCTTAGACGATAACCCGAACCTAGACCCAGAGTATTTAAACTTCATCAAAGGTGCTTATACAGGTATGTGGTATAAGCGAATGATAGAAGGACAATGGGTGAACGCCGAAGGTCTTATCTATGATTCTTTCAATGAGTCCATGGTGTATGAGACTCTGCCTGAGTGGGATTTCACAATAGACCACTTCATAGCGATTGACTATGGTACTACTAACCCAATGGTGTTCCTCGACATCATAGACACTGGTGATGATGTCTATGTGGACCGAGAATATTACTGGAACTCACGTACCGAGCAGCGGCAGAAGTCTGATAACGAATACCTCCAGGACTTATTCAAATTCATGGGCAATGCTGAGAAGTATACTGCTGTCATCATTGACCCCTCAGCTGCTTCCTTTATAGCGCTACTCCGCCAAAACGGTGTGGTGGTAATCGAAGCGGATAACAGCGTACTCGATGGTATTCGTCTTATGAGTACGATGTTTAACCTCGGTAAGCTCAAAGTTGCTAAGTCTTGTACTAACTTCCTCCAGGAGTTGTCCGTGTATCAATGGGACGAGACCTCAGCACTGAAAGGCATAGAGAAGCCAATAAAGGCCAATGACCATGCCTGTGACGCTTGCCGATACTTCTGTAAGACTATTGTGCAAGAATGGAGAATGCCTAGCTTATGAGTAGAAAACGTAAGAAAAAGACTACTGTGGTGGTCAAGGATGGCTTCTCTAACCCGGCTACTCGTACGGGAGCTGGTATGCCCAATGTTCTCAACCATACACAATACCCGCTAGAGCGTAAGTCATGGGACTATCAGAAACTAACTGCACTCTACCGAAATCACTGGGTTATCCAGAACATGGTCAATGTGGTCCCACAAGACATGCTCAAGAATGGCTATGACCTAGTGACTACTCTCTCACCGGATGACCTTGATAAGGTGTGGTCTTTACTACGCAAGAAGCGAGTGGATACCAAGCTTTATGAAGGTCTTGCTTGGGGAAGACTGTATGGCGGTGCTATCGGTGTAATGCTTATTAATGATATGCAAAACTTAGACCAACCCCTAGACCATGATACCTTAATGCCTGGTTGCTTTAAAGGTATACTGGTACTAGACAGATGGGTTGGTGTAAACCCTTCCAGCGAATTAGTGGCAGACCTTGATAGCGAAGAACTTGGCTTACCTAAATATTATCAAGTGAATTTAGACGATGGCTCGGCTGTGAAAATACATCATAGCCGGGTCCTCCGTTTTATTGGCAGAAAAATGCCAAGAATGGAAGAGCAAGCAGAGCAATACTGGGGCACTTCTCTTATCGAGCATATCCTTCCGGAGCTCGAGAAAAGAGACAACGTATCTTGGAATGTGGCTTTGCTTACTTTTATGGCTAATATTCGTGTGATGAAAGCTCCTGGTGTGAGTTCAATGATGTTGAGCGGGACAGATGCTGCTCGTGAGAAACTTTACAACACAGTCAGTGCGGTAAACGAAATCATGAACAGCAATGCTATGATGTTACTCGATGAGAACGCTAGCTACGAGTCTCACCAGTATACCTTTAGTGGTATCGGTGAGGTCTATGATAGGTTTATGATGGACGTTAGTGGTGCCTGTGGCATTCCTGTGACTAAGCTCTTTGGCCGCTCACCAGCGGGCATGGATGCTACGGGCGAGTCTGACCTACAGAACTACTATGACCGTATCGAAGGTGACCAACAAACTCAGCTATTGCCGGTGCTTGAAAAGCTGTTACCAGTTATTTTTATCTCTTCTGTTGGAGCTGTTCCGGATGACTTACAGATAGTCTTCAACCCTGTGAGACGTCCTACGGATGATGAGAAATCTGACCTTGGCTCTAAACAAACTACTGCAGTGGTACAAGCTTTTACTGCTGGCCTCATAAGTCAGCAAGTGGCTCTCCGTGAGCTACAGCAATCATCGGACATGACTGGAATGTGGTCTAATATCACGGATGACATCGTAGAGAAAGCTGATACTGATACTCAGCTAATGGGCGAGGAGGTGCCAGATATTGAACAGGCGCTTGGAAATGCAAGTCCAGCAGGAACTACTGAAAATACTCAAGAAGGCCAAGGTTCTGATACTCAACGAGCAGAAACTGACTGATTGGGTGAACAGTACAAAGTTCCAGACGTACACTCACAACTTGGCTTCTCGTATTGTCACCAGGTTGCTTGGCGGGTATCGTAGACAGTACCCTGAGCTCTATCGACTTATCAGCAAAGAGCGTAGGGCTATCTTGATACAGAACCAAGTACTTGAAACAGCTCGTCTTATCCGTACAATGCCATTGAATTTGGCTAGAGAAATCACAACCAAAATCGCTGACCAGCACCTAAAAGGTGTGAGAGCCAGCACGCTTGCCGCTGAGATATTAGAACAGTACCCACAACTGTCTAAGGCAAAGGCTACACTTGTGGCTAGGACAGAAGTAGCTCGTACTAATACTATGCTCCTAGAAAATGACTGCCATGAAGTCGGTGCTAAGTGGTATGTGTGGCGCTCTACTCATGATGTCCGCACTCGTTCATCTCACAACCATATGGACGGTGTAGTGTGTTCATGGGATGACCCCCCTAACCCAGAGAAACTTGAGGGCGATGATAGAGACTATGGACCCTACCATCCAGGGTGTATCTTCAACTGCCGTTGCTTTCCGTCTCCTTTAGTAACGGTTGAGCAGATACCAAGTAATCTCAAAGTGCACCTTCATGGCACCATAGTACGAATGTCTAAACGTGAATTTATTCAGAAACATTGGAAGGAGGTATTGTGATTGAACTTTGATAAGCTAATAGCTATCTTTGACGCTGACTGGGACGAGTCCAAACATCCACGTGCAAAGAATGGCCAGTTTGGTAAGAAAGGTAGTGGCGGAAGCAGTGCACCGGCCAAAGAAAAGAAAAAGTCCACTATGAGTAAATCATACAAGGCTCTTTCCTCTGGTCAGAAAGCAGATGCTAAAGCCAACGTAGCTAGCCAGATTAAGTCGATGAGCAAAGAGAAACAAATTTCTGTTGCTAATCATGTGTTGAAAGCACAAGGCAAAGAGCCTATTGTGGCCAACAAAGACGGCACTTATACGTGGACTAATAAAGGTGAACGTGTGACCACACAGAAGCCACCTCGTATCAAGTCCGATAAGTTAGCCCGTGCCATTGTCTCTAATGGCTATGCTGTACCAGGTATCAAAACTGGCGTAAGTGCTGAAACATCAGAGCCTAAGACTAGTAAATCAGAGTCATCTGGCGGGGCTAGCGATAAGCCAGAATATCTTACTAAGAAATTTGATACTCTAGAACGCCATAGACTGGTTGACTATAAGCTTGATAAAATGGGTAATACATACATGGTAAACTCACATATTCAGGGTGTTACACTTCCCGCTACTGATATACAAAGGACTATAGGATATTTAAAAGCTATGTTTGAAGGTGGTGCAAAAAGCTTTGAAGAGGCTATAAAGGGTTTACCTACCCATAAGGATGGCTTACTCAATAAGCGGAATTATACCTTTGAAAAAATAGCAAAAGGTATTGCTTCTACCCTACACAAAGAGGATAATAAGGGCAGTTCTAATGAAGGCGGTATGACTAAAGAGCAACTTAGTGCAGTTGCTAGACAAGCCGCTAAGATGAATGGGGGTACTAGTAAGAAGTCTGACAACGGCTTAATGACCCAAAAATTTGGCTCCGTTGAACGGCAAGAGCTTGTAAGAAAAGGTATTGCTAATGAAGGTAATAACTTAATTGCTCATTCACAAATGACTGGCGGTAACCTCAAGCCTAATGATGTCTATGAGACAGTCCAATTATTAGAGAACAGTTTATCCGAAGGTGCTTCTAACTTCAAGGAGGCATTAGCGGATGTGAAAAACTCCTCTAAGAAAGGGCCACATTATGCTAAGATTGCTAGCCAAATTATCAATGGTATCAATGAGGGTGACCGTGGTCACGAAGCCAGGTCTAAAGCTCGACATCAGAAATACCTTGATTTAGCTCATAGTACTCTTAAGCCTAAGGATAAGGATAAAGTAATCAAGTCCTTAGGGGATGCTCAATACTACTTAGAGAGCAGATACCATGAAGAGGGCAAGAAATTCGACTCTTCTATGGCTGAGAATGCCGCTCATATGTTATCTAGAGCATTAAGAGAACCTGATATTAATACCGTTAGCCAAGCAATCGGCCTAGTACGTATGGCTAGGAGAGACGGTGCTAAATTAGGTAACATGGCCGCTGAGCTAGTTAAAGAGCTAGCTAACTTGTAGGTGACACCATGGCAAATAGTTACTATGGCTCCAGAATCAGTGATAACATAGCCGAGACGCCTGAGGGCTTCTTGGTATGTCATAATGTACCTCTCGCTAGAGTGGGTACACAAGAATACTTAGGCTCTGAAGTAGGTAAACCTGAGCTAGATATTGTGAAAGTATACCGCAGGCCAGAGGAAGTATTCAAGAAATCCGCTATAGACTCCTTTGAAGGCAAGCCAGTCACTAATGACCATCCACCTAAGCTAGTCGAGGGTGGAGATGCTATGTCCTATCTCAAGGGTGTCTGTAAGAATGTTCACAGAGGTACAGGCGAAGACTCTGATAAAGTTGTAGCTGACCTTGTGATATATGACCCAACACTTATCTCACTCATCAAAGATGGTAAGAGAGAAATCAGTGCGGGTTATACTTGCTCATATGCTGACTTTAACGGCGAGCTTGAGCAGGTTGATATTGTGGGAAACCACGTTGCCGTTGTGGGTAAAGGCAGAGCTGGTAGCTCTGTTGCTATCCGTGATGAGAAGCCTACAAGGAGGAAAAAGATGGCTAAAAAGAAACAAAGCATCCTAGACAGAATGTTCCATGTGTTTGTGAATGATGAAGACACAACACCAGAGGACATTAAAGAAGCAGCGGATGCTGTCAACGAACTTGAAGAAGGTGAGACTGTTGATACTGAGCCAACAGAAGACCCTACTGCTAAAGCTATTCAAGATGCTCTAAAACCAATCATGGACCGCTTAGATGCACTTGAAGCTAAAGACTCCGATGACGAAGAAGACTTTGTTGAAGACGAAGATGAGGATGAAGATTTCCTCACTGACGCTGACGAAGACGAAGAAGAAACATTGGACGAAGATGGCGAAGCATCCCCAGAGGAAATTGCTGAAAACTTAGACCATGATACTGTGGCCTATATGTTAAAAGCTATCCGCCCTCAAATTGCACGGATGCCTGCTAAAGATGCAGCTGCTATCACTAACAAATTGAACCATGCTTTAAAACGTAAAGCGGTCAATGATGATTATGATAAGCTCTTCAATCACACTACTAAACACTCCAAACAAGTGACTGGTGGTGGCTTTGGTGAAGCATGCCGTTCCCGTAACCCACATTTCAAAGGAGGTAAATAATAATGCCAGGAAAAGTAATCGGTAAATCTCTAAACTTTGGTTATCCAGGTCAAATTGCTAGAACAGGTGATGAAGTATCTCGTACCTTCCCTGTGAAACAAGGCCCAATCAACTTTGGTCAAGCTGTACAGCTTAATGCTGATGGCTTACTTGTGCCATTCGCTGGCGAGTTCGCTGGTGTAGCTATGAGACGTGTGAAATCTGCGTTAGCATATACAGGTCAAAACCTTGGCCAATATATCACAGGAGATGCTTGTGATATCCTCGAACGTGGCTCTATCACTGTCCATGTTGTGGCTGGTACAGCTAAACCTGGTGCTAAAGTATACGCTTACAAAGTAGCCTCTGCTGGTAAAGAAGTTGGTGACTTTGCTGCGGCTGCTGACGGTACAAATACCGTAGAATTAGCGGACGTTAAGTTTGCTACTACAGCAGATGCGAACGGCGTAGCTGAAATTGTTATCTTGAACCGTAAAGGTCTATAATAGGAGGTAAAACATGACATTCCCAAAATTTGGTAGCAATCCTATGCCAGTAATGGACTCTTCTGCTATTACTTCTGGCTTGGCATTCTTGGAATCTGAGTTAGAAAAGAAAGACTCCTTACTTCGTGAACCATTACAAGCTACTACCTATCCTCGTGATATTACTATTCAGTCCGGTGGTGGCTGGGTAGAAGCTACATCTGCATTTAACATCGACTATGGTGTAACTGGCGGCTCTGGCTCTGGTGCTGTAGGTGGTGTGGCTAATGCTGTACGCTCTATCCAAGCTAACGTAGGTAAAGACCTCTTCAAGGTATTACCTTATGAAATCACAATGAACATCAAATATATTGATGTGCAACGTGGTATGGTAACTGGCCGTTCTATCGAAACAATGTATAATGAAGGTGTACGCTTGGACTTCGATAAGTACATGGACTCCAATGTTTATGTAGGTAACGCTGAGTACGGTACTCAAGGTATTGTGAACCAAACTGGCGTTACTCCTGCTTCTGTTAAAATGAACGCAGCTTCTAAAACAGAATGGTCTTTCAAAACACCACAAGAAATCTTGGATGATGTTAACGAAGCTATTTTAGCAGCTTGGGAGGCATCCGGTTATGATGAGTCCGCTATTCCTAACCATATCTTGTTACCACCTGCTCACTATACTAAATTAGTAAACACAACTCTTGCTGTAGCTGGTGTAGTGTCCGGCGGTATTTCTTTATTGAACTACCTCTTGGAAAATAACATCGCTAAAGCCAAAGGGGTGGACTTATTCATCGGTGAGTGCCGTTGGTGTAAAGGTGCTGGTGCTGCTGGTAAAGACCGTATGATTGCATACCGTAATGAAGAACGCTTCATTGGTATGGACTTACCGGTTGAGCTTAGCCGTGCTATGACACAACCAGACCCTAATACTGCATCTTATGTATCTCTTTATGTGGCTAACGTAGGTCAAGTTAAAGTACACTATGTAGAGCCTTTCGTATATCGAGATGGTATCTAATAGGAGGAACCATGGTTAGAATCTTTGCTAAAAAAGCGATTGGCTTCCGTAATCACGAAACCAACCAAATTATCCCTGTCCGTGCCTTGGACTTTGCTGAATTGCCTGACTGGGTTGCTCAAGACCCTATGTTCGATTGGGCAAAAGCAGATGGCACTATTGATGTAATTGATGGCGCTGGTCCAAAAATCGCTAAAACGGCAGCACAAGGGTCTCCAGCCCCTGCTGACGAGGAAAACGATGGGGAACCTACTCCAGACGCCTCTGAGGACCTAAATTCGCTCTCTAAAGACGAATTGAAAGCGAAAGCTAAGGAATTGGGCTTACCTTACTCCGGTAAATCTAAAGAAGAGCTTATCGAAGCAATTCAAAAAGGTGAGTAATCATGTGGCGCCATGCAGAACTATATGCTGTGATAGCAAGCGCTGCTGGTATGTATCACACCACTGATAACCCTGAGTACACGAGTGATAACTTCCTAGAAGCTTACCCACAATTCTCACTACTAGATACTAACGTAGTAGAAGCGTGGGTAGGTATCGCTCATCAATGTGTGAAGTATTCTCTGTGGGATAGAACGTGGGAGTTGGGTATGGGCTTATTCATAGCCCATTTCCTCACCTTATATCAGCAGACAGTAGAGGAAGACATGGATAACCCTGTACTATCCAAAGGTTTATCTCGTGGCTTAGTATCTTCTGAGTCTGTGGGTGGAATGAGTGTCTCTTATGACCTTGGCTCATTTACTAGTGAGTTTGACGGTTGGGGCACTTTCAAACAGACTATATATGGTCAACAGTACGTCCATTTCTTGCAGATGATGGGCGGCTTTATTATGTGCGTATGGTGATGAAAGTCACTAAACGTCCTCTTATTAAACCGAGAGACGTTGTAAATAGGCTTAGCAAAGTTGATGTATTGATAGGCATTCCACAAGAGGCCAATGCTCGTGAAGACGGCGGGCCCATCGGTAATGCCACCTTATTAATGCTTCACACAGTTGGTAGTCCGGTACAAAATATTCCACCACGTCCGACTATACAACCGACAATAGCTAAGCATAAGCAGTTCATTACTGACAAGCTAAAGTCTGCTATGAGTGAATATTCCAAGACTGGTAATGACGGCAAGCTCCGTGCCTTAGGTATGTATATCTCTTCCCAAGTGAAAGAGTTCATCAATGACCCAGGCAACGGACTTACTCCTAACAGTCCTAGAACTATTCATCGAAAAGGCTCAGCATTACCTCTCGTAGATACTGGTGAGCTCCGTAACAGTATTACTTATGTGATTAGAAAGAGGTAGAATATGATTGATATATCATTCCTACTCCTTCGCTCAGCGTTCACCACTAGCTTTACGTTGATAGAGTCTGTGGGTCAATGGGTGGACGGTAAATGGGTTATATCAGATGGCCACGAAGTCACACTTCAAGGTGCAGTATCACCTACTTCACAAAATGACTTGGACCGATTACCTGAGACATCAAGGTTAGAATGTACAACCACATTCTGGGTAAAGGGCAAGACTCACCTAAATATTGATTCTGCTCATCCACCCCGCATCAGGTATAAGGGTGCAACGTATACTATCACACAAGAAGAAGACTACTCAAACCATGGCTTCACAAAGCTGTATGGTAAGAAGTTAGGAGGTATATGATGACATACACCGAGCTCTATAACTTACTTAAGTCCTGTATTTGTGACTGCCTTGGCGCTGACCTTCATAGCGGTAGAGTACGTGAAGCCTACCAGCAATCAGATGCACCCCAGTTCACTATCAATGATGACGTAGTAATCACCTATCTCACTGAGAAAGATGACCCTTATTCTCATCAACGGAATACCGTCTACGAGGAGACTAATGATTCTGTGATACTACATCATAAAGGCACTAGGGTGTGGGACTTGCACTGCTATTGCTATGGACCCAACTCCTATGAAATGGCTGACCTTATAAGAAGTCATATTCTATCGAGCCAGCTAAAGTCTAAACTGCACCGCCATAATGTGGCGCTTGTACCTACTATTCCTACCATCCAGAGCATGCCTGAGCAAGCTCAAGGGCAGTGGTGGAGTAGGTGGGACATCACCCTTACTTTTAATGAGTCTTATGATTATACTGAGGACGTTGGTACTATTGACCATATCCATACTACTGTGGGTATTGCTAAGTCACCTAACCAAATTGACCTAAGTAAAACTAAGACTTTCAATGATATGTTTACTACTAACAGATAGGAGGACAAATGCCTACTAAACCTTTACAACTCAATGAGGTAGTTAACTTTGTGGTTAATCTAGCTCAGCGCTCTGCTCAACGTAAAGCCTTTAACATTATGCTCCTCGTAGGTAAGAACACAGTCATTCCTAAGGAAGAACGTGTAAGAACTTATACTACGCTAGAAGCTATGTTAGCTGACGGCTTTACTACTAATGACCGTCTCTATAAAGCTGCGGCTTTAATCAAGGCACAGTCCCGCTCTCCAGTGAAGTTTTGCATTGGCACACAAGATGCTAATGAAACTATGCTCCAAGCTATCACAGCTTGCCGTGAAGCCCACTATGACTGGTATGTGGTAGTGCCATGTGCTGAGTTAACTGTACAGCAGCACTTAGATAACATGGCTTATACTAATGCTTGTACTCCAGACACAGTATATGCTTTCACATCTGAGGCAGCTGAAGACTTGCAAGGCGGTGACGGTAGTATCTTCAAAAAGGCTAAAGACCTTAAATACCGCCGTACGATTGGCATCTACTCTACCAAACATGATGACGCTGTGGCGGGTATCATGGCTTATGCTATGGGTATGATGACTGGCACTATCAATAGTGCTTTTACTCTTAAATTTAAGGGTATTACGGGTGTAACAACTGAGAACTCCGAGGCAGCTATTTCTGTCTCTGCGGTTGATAAGTTGAAAAAGCAAAACGGTAATATCTATGTGAACCGTGGGTTCTATTATGATATGTTCGAAGAAGGCACAATGGCTGACGGCACATTCTTTGATGAAATCATCTACCTTGATAAGTTAAAGAATGACTGTCAATTAGCTTTGATGGACCTCTTTGTACAGAATGCCAAAATTGCTCAGACTGAAGGCGGTATGACCCGTATTCATAATGCTCTAAATGGTGTATTGAAAGATTACCAACGTATTGGCTATCTTGAAACTGGCGTTTGGCGTGGTGATACTATCCTTGGTCTCAAATATGGTGATACTGTAAACAATGGCTACCTAGTTCAATCGGAGCCAATCGCTGAACAGAACCAAGCTGACCGTGAGAACCGTATTGCTCCACCTATTTATATCGCTCTTAAACTTGCTGGCGCTATTCATAGTGCAGTAGTTCAGATTGATGTTAACCGATAGGAGGTAACAATGGCTAACTTCTCCACTTATTCCTTTACTGATATTGAATTAGTATTGTCCCACCCTAGCTATGGCCAATTCTCTTTGAATGGTGAGGGTGCTGGCTCTATTCAAATCAATAAAACAACTGAGCGTTCTACCCACAATGTGGCTGCAGATGGCTCCGTTATGACCTCTAAAATTGCTGGTGATAATGGCACTGTAGTAGTAAACGCTCAACAAACCAGCGACTTACACTCCTGGTTACAAGGCTTATTCAACTATTTAAAAAGCGCTAACACTAATGAGTGGGCTCAAATCTCTATGACCATGCGAGCACCTCATATGGGGCGTAATGTTATTGGTACTTATGGTTCTATTCAAAAAGAGCCCGATGAGACCTTTGAAACACAAGGCGGCTTACTTGCTTGGACATTACTCTTTGCTGATGTACAAAAAACTAACCGCTCTATTTAAGGAGGCACATTATGAAAGAGAAATTAGTTGAGATTGAGGTAGAAGGTAAGAAGCGTACCTTCCTAGTTAAGAAGTTTGACGCTCGAACTGGTTCCTATGTGATTTACACCGTATTGAACCGTCTCTTGCCATCTATCTTAGAATTCGCTCAGCCAGAAGCTCGTCAGAAGCTTGAGGGCGGTACTCATGCTGTCACAGAGATGGCTACAAAGGTACTCTCTAGCTCTACATTGAGCGAAGCAGAATTCTTAGACCTACAAAATAAATGCCTACGAGTATGCTATGAAGTGTTGCCAGCAGGTAATACACCTGTAATCAACACAACTGGCCAGTATGGTGTGATTGGTTTAGAGGATGACTTAGTGACAGTATTCCGTCTTACATTGGAGGCCCTTGTGTTTAACCTAAAGGGTTTTTTCACAGGCGGCGGCTTGACGCAAGCATTCCAGAGCCTGCAGGGTATGAAGTCTGCCAACTAAAAAATCTAGACCCATTCGTTTACTTACCTGTAATAGAGGGTATGTGGAGACAGCATGAGGTATTTGATGGCACCTATGACTTCGATGACCTTATGGACGCTCACGAGATACTACTCGTAAGACAGGAGAATAAGCGTAGGGCTCAAGAACACCAAGAATTATTACAAGGAGCACTATAGATGGCGAGAAATATAATTGATGAATATCTGGTCTCGTTGGGAGTAGATATTGACCACTCTTCTATCTCTAAATTGGATAATGCTCTAGGTAAAATTGAGGGCATGGTAAATGCTACTGCTTCGCTCGGTAAGAACTTAGCAGTAGCTTCTACTGCAATCATTGGCTCTATATTTGGTATCATTAGCGCTGGCACAGCATTGGTAACTTCTAATGCTAATGTGGAGAATTCTTACGCCACATTATCTGCTAGCATGATGATAACCGAGAGACAAGCTAAGTCCATGAAAATGGCCCTAGATGCCCTTGGTAAATCACAGAACGAGGTAATGCTTAACCCGAAGCTCCGGGAGCAATACAGAGCGCTTTTAGCTGATAATAAGGCTATGTCTGTGGGCGGTGACTATAAAGCCATGATGAACGAAGTCACGGACTTTATGTTTGAGTTCACTCGCCTTAAACAAGAGATAGCTGTTGGTATGCAGTGGATAGCTTATTATATTGTGAAAGATTTAGCTGGCCCACTTGGTGAAGCTAAAGACATCATGAAACAGATTAATAACTACATTATCCAGAACATGCCTAGAATTACTCGTACTATCGCAACTGGCTTTGGTTATGTGAGGAACATATTCTTTGCTATATGGCGTGTGTTTAAGGCTATAGCGCTTCACCTCAAAGAGTTCTGGGAGAATTTACCGAAAGCAGGCAAGAAAGCATTCATTGCTTTAGGCCTAGCGCTATTCGCAGCTAGTGGACCTGTGGGTGCACTAATTGTAGCTCTAGGCAGTTTGTTATTACTCCTAGAAGACTACTTTGCCTACATGGACGGCAAGGAGTCTATGTATGGTAAATACTGGGAGAAACTGAATGAAGCCCTTGACTCTGTAAACGGAGCATGGGACAGTATGCTAAAATACGTGAGAGAATTCTTTGACTGGATAGAAAATTCAGATAAGATAAAAAGGTTTACAGACCTAATCACACGTTTAGCTACAGGTATTGCTTGGCTAGCTTCTGAGTTAGGCAAGCTTATTTTTAATTTCTTAACCAAATTCTATGATACTTTGTCTGACACTGGTACTCTTGATGAGTTCACTGGTGCACTGTCTGAAATCACAGACGCTGTCCTTGACTTAATCAACACACTTGGGGACTTAGTATATGAAGTACTAAGTATATTCTTTGAGGACATGGAGAAGACTGATATACTACAAGCCTTCTGTAACTTCCTTACGGAGATAGTACGTATCTTCGCTATGATGATAAGAGCTGTGGCTAGTATAATAAAACTATTCACTAAGTTCTTAGAGCAACTCAAAGGTGACCCTAAGATAAAGGCTTTCTGGAAGAGTGTAACTACCCTCTTTGATGAGTTCTTTAAAAAGCTAGCTAGTGGCTTATCCACACTAGGTAAGATTGGTAAGATTATTGGTCTATTATTGACTGGTAACTTCTCTGAGGCGGCTAAATTAGCTGGCCAGACGATTACTGGTGGTAGTGGTATGTTTACTGGTGAGGGTGAAGCTGGTACTACTGCGTTAGAAGACATTGATTATCTTGTAAAGAATGGTCTCTCTGAGCAACTTGCTATTGCTATTGTGGCCAATCACGGACAAGAGTCCGAGCATGACCCAACTAACTATGTGGCCAATGACGGTGATGGCAGACCCTCAGGCGGTCTAGGTATGTGGCATGCTGACCGGCTCAAAGACCTACAAGCCTTTGCGGCTGAGAGAGGTACTGACTGGACTGACCGTAAGACTCAGTTGGACTATATCATAGCTGAGGCCAAGGGCCTACGAAGTGGCTATGACTACTCATCGGTAGCAGCCCGTGCGGCAGCAGCTGGCTCAGTAGAAGAAGCTACACAGATATGGACTGACGGGTACGAAGTACCAGACCCACAATACGCCAACTATGCACGAAGACAAGCAGATGCTACTGCTTTGAAATCAGTATGGCAATCTAAGAAAGACACCAAGACTGCCATGGGTGACGGCTCCTTTACTGGTGTGGTTGCTGGTCATGTCCAATTAGCTAGGGAGAAGTTTAATAACTGGATAGGTAATACTAGCAGCTTATCGGGAGCATCTTCCTTCGCTTCCACACAACCTGTGGTCTTTAATGGCGGAATAAATGTCAATGTGGCTAATTCCAATGCTTCTGCCGAGGATATTGCTAATGCTACCTCTAAAGGTATCATGAAAGCTCTCCCTCGAAGGAATATAGATAGTATGTATGATAGGGGGTCCGGTGTAGTATGAATTTAAAGACTTTAGTAACAGCTGCCAAAGATTATGGCAAAGAAATTACTAGCTCTCGTGCTAGCTGGACTGACTTCACAAAGCAAGTAGCCAAGTCCTTTGGTAATAGAACTTTGCTTGACTATACTACTATGTTCAATAACATGGATGCCTTTCTAATGAAGTCAAACAGCTGGACTATAGGTGGTGCTGTCTTTAATGGTATCATGAGTACAGAACACCTTGTCCAGGTTAACCCTACACATTACCCAGTACAGACTGGTTCTGTAATGACTGACCATTCTATCTTACAACCCGCCGAGCTTACTATTGAGATACTTGTCTCAGATGCTCAGAGCAATACTGCTAACTGGGGTAGTGTTCGTACGGGTAACAAATTTGTAGACCGTCTACTAGATGGCTATGGTAAGGTTCAGAAATTCAAGAACCTACAGACCATGTTCTCACAACCAGGCCAAGTTGCTTCTGCTGGTGAACGAGGTGTCTCTGCGTGGGCACTGTTGAAATCAATGGCCGAGGCACGTATTCCGGTAGATATTGTGACCCGATTAGGTACATATCACAATATGCTTATCCAGAGTGTAAATGCACCTGATGAGCTATCTACCTTATATGGTCTTCGTGTGAGTATTCACTGCGTACAAATTCAAGTATCTAATGTGGCCGAGGTGGCTGTCTCTGCAAGAAAGCAAGTCAGCCAATCTACCAATGGTGGTGTCCAGCCAGTAGATACTGGGTCTGACGCTAATAAGAAGAGTGTGTTAAAAGCTATTGATGATAGTCTATAGGGGGTAGCATATGAAATCAATTATACCTATCACGAATAGGCCAAATAATACTTTCTCCTGCAAAGTACCTATAGACAGTAAAAACATTACTCTCACTTTTAATACACACTTCAACGAGGTAGCTGGGTATTGGTCAGTATCTATCTCTAATTCTGAAGGTGTGGAGCTTATTCATAATCTACCTATCTTACCTAGTCAGAATATTCTTTCACAATTAGCTTATATGGGTATCGGGAGTGCTTATATAGTCAAAGGTGATAATCTGACTGAGGAGGAGTGGCCTAGTGAAGACTCGCTGGGTACTAACTGGTATTTAGTTTGGAGTGATACGCCATGACAGCTAAACAAGAGATATTAGGTAATGAGCAACAAACACTCTACGGACGTATGTGGCAGGTACTGGTGTGGACTGGTGAAGAGAAGGCATTAGACGTATCTGATTTACGGATAGTCTTTGAAATCAAGCAGAACGCACTAGGCCAGCCTGGTATCATGCATCTTGTAGTGTATAATCTCAGTCCTGAGTCTGAGGCTCAAATTATACAAGAGGGCTTCCATATCCAGCTTATTGCTGGGTATCAAGCTCAGTATGGTATCCTATTTGAGGGTGATATTATACAAGTATTCCGGAATCGTGAAGAAGGCACGGAATACAAGCTAGAAATTATTGCAGCTGACGGCAAGAATTGGATGGGCATTAATTTTGTGAAAGCCACACTAGCTGCTGGGTGTAACCCTAGACAAATTGTGGAGGGCGTAGCTAAACTGTCATACTATCCCATTGAAATTGAGACCATATCCGAGTCTTTACCAGAGCAAGAGCTGCCAAGGGGTAAAGTATGTTGGGGCCAGCCTAACAAGATACTGAATGATGTATCTAAAGGCACGGACTCCTTTTATCATGTGAGCCAGGGAAAACTTACTGTCCGTAAATATACAGACCCGATACCAGAGGATAAGATGATTGTCTTAACTCCTGTATCAGGGCTTGTAGGGACGCCAGAGTACACCGATGATGGTATACATATCAAAATGCTACTGAACCCCCTTGTGGGCCTTCATAGCATGATTAAAATTGATAATGAAATCATACAAAGGCAAGCGATTGACCTTGGGCTAATTACTGGCACCACAAACCTTGACCCCGGTTCTGTGAAAGCAACAGACCAGAACCCCAAGTTTGACCCAGACGGAGAATATGAAGTTTATTCTTATGTTCACTCTGGTGATACACATGGCCAAATATGGACCACAGAGGTTGTGGGTATCGGTAGAAATGGTAGAGCTGGCTTGCCAGTTGCAGTCGAAAGTGCAGAAGGGACGGTGAGAAGTTGATAAGTGTAGAGAACAGAACTCATGGTGAGTTAGACAATCAGCAAAAGACTGAAGACCAGATAGCTCGTTCATTGTGGACAGCTATACCTGGTATTGTTGAGAGTGTTGACTACCAAGAGCAAACTGTGACAGTCCAACCCACTATCCGTGAGAAGGTCAATCTCGAGGGTGAGTACCAATGGGTAGAATTACCTAAGCTTATCCACGTACCCTTCTTTATTTATAGTGGCGGTGGTTATACTATCACAATGCCAATCCAGCCTGGTGATGAGTGTCTTGTGGTCTTTGCTGATATGTGCATAGATGCATGGTGGCAGTCTGGCGGTATACAAAACCAAATAGACCGCCGTAGACATGACCTCTCGGATGGCTTTGCTATATGTGGCTTTAAATCACAGCCTAATACTGTACCAGGCTACAGCGGTAGTTCTGTACAGATTAAGAGCGGTGGCCACACCATATTTGACATCACTGCTAGCAAGGTAACTATCAATGCTGATGTTACTATCAACGGTAGCCAAGTGGTATCAAACAATCACAAAGTGGGCGGTACTCTTACCGCTGGTGGAATTAATATGAATAGCCACACCCATAGGGGTGATAGTGGCGGTAGTACAGGAGGTCCAAGATGAGGTATCGAAGACTAGACAATGAAGGTGATTATACCTTTGGAGCTGGTAGTGCAGATATGCTTCTGGATATAGAAGCCTGTGCTCAAGCTATTAAAACTCGGCTATGGCTATTGTTTGGTGAATGGTGGGAAGACCTCACAGACGGTCTACCACTGTTCCAAAAGGTACTAGCCCAGCGTGATATTAATATAGCCTCTGAGGCTATTCGTGACCGTATTGTAAAGACTCCACACGTTACCAGCATTATCTACTTTAGTGCTGACTGGGATAACGAGCAAAGACAGCTAGCTATCTCATGTGTTGTAGAGACTGATTATGGTCAACTTACAGTGGAAGGGGTGAAATTCTAATGGCTTATTTCAAGCCCTATGTGGATGCTTCAGGCTTCCACTATCCTACTTATGATGACATCAAGCAAGAGCTTGTGAGTGAGATGAAGCGTATCTACGGGCAAGACCTGTACTTAGAGAATGATAGTCAAGACTACCAAATGATAAGTGCCTTTGCCTTGAAGATATACGATACTTACCAAGCTATTGAGCTTGATTATAATAATAGGTCTGTGAAGACCGCTATTGGTACGGCGTTAGATACACTAGTAAAGAATAGTGGTATCACTCGTAAGAAAGCCTCCTATAGTACCGTAAAGCTGACCGTTACAGGCGAGCCTGGTACTGGTATCATCGGTGGACTGGCCAAGGACCCTGCGGGTAACACTTGGGCTCTTAACGATTATTACTTAATTATTCCACCTAGCGGCTCTATTCAAGTAGGTGCTACCTGCACTAAGCTCGGTGACATCACTACGAATGTAAACACTATCACCAAGATAGTGAACCCTACCAAAGGTTGGATATCTGTGACCAACCCAACAATACCAGCGATGGGCCAGCCAATAGAGACAGATGAGCAGCTACGGCGAAGACATTCTATCTCTGTGGCCAACCCATCGCAAACGGTAATAGAGTCCACAGAAGGCTCTATAGCTGCTATACCAGGTGTAACTCGTTACCGGGTATATGAGAATGATACCTCTTTGACGGACTCCAACGGCATACCTTCTCATAGCATATGTGCTGTAGTAGAAGGCGGTGCAGACAAAGAAATAGCTCAAGCTATCTACTTGCGTAAAGGACCTGGATGTGGTACATACGGTAGTACTACTGTGCAGCTTATACCTCGTTCAACTGTGCCTATAAACATCAAGTTCTCTAGACCTACTGTGGTAGATATTGATGTACAAGTAAAAATAAAAGCCTTGAATGGCTATACTAATGAGTCTGAAATGGCTATCATCGAGCAAGTGAGGAAGTACCTATCACTTTTAGAAATAGGCCAAAACGTCTATATTTCGTCCGTGTGGTCGGTAGTCGCTCGTGCTATATCAAATATCACATTTCCTACTTTCTCCGTGTTAGAAATCAAATTAGGCTCTAATTTGAGTGGTTTAGCGACTAGTGATATACCGGTAGGTTATAATGCTGTAGCTAAGTTTAAAAGCTGTAGGGTGGTGAAGTAGATGCCTTTATATGAAAGCTATCTCAACCTTATCACGAGTGAGCATAGAACACGGCCTAAGTATATTGCTACCGTAAAGAAATTACTTGAAGATACAGACCCAGTGATGGAGTTATCATTCACAATGCCTAGCTACTTTGATATTGATAATGCCCAAGGTAGTCAACTAGACATGATTGGTGAGCAGCTCGGTAAATCAAGGTATCTACCATATAACCCCACTACTGGTACTAGTAGTGTGTTGGATGATGTCATGTATAGGCTCCTGCTCAAGTCTACTATTGCTAAGTTTAACTGGCATGGGGGTATCGAAGAGCTATATAAGCACTGGGATGAGCTATTACCTGACATCAAAATCTCTATCCGAGACAATCAAGACATGACTATGGATATTACTCTCATAGGCATTAAGAACCCCCAGCTAAAAGAGCTAATTATGCTGGGTTATATTATACCAAAGCCACAAGGTGTGAGGTTGAACATCCAAGTCTCTGCTAACCCTGTGTTTGGTTATGATTTAGATAATAGCTCCTTTGCTGGCTATGAGAAAGGTGAGTGGGCAGAAGATGGCCAATAACAACTTTAAGGTCTTCAACGAGGCCAAGAATAATATAATGAGTGATAGTGAGTATAACCTACACTCTCAGCGCCGTTCTGGTGTAACTAGTGGTATCGCTAGTTCAGCGCTTCACAATAAGCTATACCGTCAGACATCCCTAGTAGCTAAAGCTGTGGCTGACTTCGTAGCTAGCCAGGGGCTAGATGCTACGGATAATGATGACAGACTCTTCTCTGCTAACCTTGATACAGCCCTCAAGAAAATCACAAAGGTGCCCCTTGAGGAACACCGCACCATGGAGGAGTTAGACCATCCAGACCGGTCGGTGACTACTAAGAAGATTAGGGATGAGGCTGTTACTGAGGCTAAGCTGGCCGATAACGCTGTTATTACCAAGAAGATTAAGGACAAGTCTGTGACAGAAGCTAAGCTAGCAGATAAGTCAGTAACTATGGCTAAGGTGAGTGATGAGCTCAAGCGTTACTTAACCGAGACCTATGTACGTAAGGCCGGTGATACTATCGAGGGTGACCTCACATTTAGTACCTCTAAAGGTGCTATCTTCATGGATAACACAAACCGCATCAGCGCTAAGGTCTATGTGAATACCAACGGCACCATGGACATCGGGGTCAATAGCTCTGAGAATAGAGCTATAGACAATATCTCGCTATGTAGCATGAATAAGCCACGTTGGTACAATAAGAATGATGGTTCACATGAGCTAGCTACACTAGACGAGCTCAAGGAAGAAGTTAAGAAGTACCTACCTCTCAA